TGTCACTTCCTGATGTGCTGATGCCATTCAATACATCAGACAACAGATCAAAGTCACATGGAAACATGTAGGTCATAATACCTTTAACATAAGCATAGCCGCCCCTGGCCCCTTCAATCTCTTTTTCCGTAGCTGCGCCGGTTTCATCAAACGTATAGTCAATTATGCTTGGTGCTTTGGTGAGCGAATCAAGGGCGCGAAAATGGTGCGTACCAAGATTTTCATATGTCATATAATGAACAAACGAAGGCGAATCACCATACAATGCCGCTTGTGCCTGCTGTGCAACGACTTGAAATGGATGAATGTTTTCAGCAATGTAGTCACGTATTGGCAGCGAGCCATCGGTATCCAATTGCCTGACACCAGCACACGTTTGTAATACTTCTTCGGTGACATTCGTTGGTGATGTGCATTTCCACAGCTTACTGACTAGAGTTGCCGCATCATTCAGTAAGGATTGATCACAGGCATGAATAACAAATTCCTGAATGTCATTGCTGATCAATTTTCGATTATCGATGCGATAAACGACTTGAGAAACGTCCATTTCTTCTGGATAGCCAAATCGTCTCAATACTGGTCGTCTCAAATTTATACCTATAGTCGACGCCTTGAAGTGATCCAAATTCTTCAACATAGGTGTAATTCGTTCTTGATAGCTATGAACCCGCACCGATGTTTGTAATCCAGGCGTCAATAAACTTTCACCGAGAATGACTTCCATCGGCGTCATGTCCCACATAAGGTCTGAAGGCACACTGAACGTTAGAATTATTCTGGCTAATTCTTCCGTTACATTCTCGTCGCCCATATTTTAACCCATTCTAGGGCTTCGCAGCCACGGCATGTTGGAATGTTTAGTTAACGTATTGAATTCTTCTAGTATTTGACTGTAGTATTCTTTCTTGATCAGCTTGATGGGACGCTTGGCTTCGTTTAATTGATCTTCATAATCGTAATTACTGACCATTTCGCGGCGCACAATTTCAACCACCGTTCTGCTATTTCCCATATTATATGTATTAACGCTTTGTGTTTCAGGTAGATTATCATAATAGTCATAGGGAACATCAAGATCATTGTCGGTCAGTTTCGCTTCATTGACGATAAATCGGCTTTCTGTGATGAGGCCGCTGTATGATTCTTCGCGCGTGATGACCTTTTCATAGTGGTGTGCCGTAACCTTTGCAGTTTCTACCGAGCCATACTTGGCGATGATATAGCGATTGAAAGCATCACTGACGAGTGGCCAATCGTATTGAGGGTCAACCATATCGTTTGCTAACAGAATGATCCAGTGTGCCTCAGAACTGCCATAGAGCCTGTCGGCCAAGATGTCTGGTGTATCGCTGTCAGTAACTAGATACTCATAATAGGCTGAGATGTTCGATAGGACAGTGCGAATAAAATTGATACGAAACATAACGTCAGTGACAAAGACATAATTGGATAGAATTTTCCCGCTGATATTATATTCTCTTTTGGGAAATAGATCAAAATATTGTGTCATTTACATGCCCTGTGCTACACGTTTTTTGTGGATTGGTTCCATTTCCTTGAACATAATCGTCAATCTAGTAGACACTGGATGTCCATTTCGAAAAGTTGAATAAACCCCTGTTGGTGCATAATCGACTACGATTTGCTCAATGACGCAAGTATTGATGCGCAATATGTTTTGATTTTCGTGTCCCTTATCGTAAAATGTAATGTCGAATTCTGCTGGAGCAATCCAAAGTAATCCACTGGCTGCTCCAAGATCGGCAATTTCAGGTGCGGAATGGAATTTCAGAGTCTTAATGATGCTCTTGACCGCCAACGATTCTTATTCATTACGTGGAGCAAATAACCATTCCATTGTAAATTGTCTGAGTTCTGTGGTTGCAAAAAGAACTTCAACTGCTGGGTTTATTGGTCGATCCATCATTTGAGAGGCCATGCCGAACGCTGCACCTGCTGTTCCTATAGCAGAGCCCACCGCAGTCGAAAAAGCCGATATCACACCAACGCCGACTTTGCCTCCTAATGCAGTAAGACTAATTTCTTCATATCGATTTTGAGTGTGAAACAGCAATGGAGTTGGCATGAATAGGGCGATTGCTTCCTTTATTCTTCCTACTTGTCGTTTAATGTATGCATTTGGCATTTCACCGGTTCCTGCTGGAGCAAATCCTCTTCCGGCTCCTCCTGCTCGCAATGAGCCGCCACCCTTTAATCTTAGTTGCTCGTTTTTAGATTTCTCGCCTTGGAAGGGTTGATACATGTTTCCAAAAGCGCCCGCAGGCGTACTACTACCCATCGCACTGGTTTGGACGTTGATATTAATAATCATGTAATGACCAACGGCATCAGAACCAATGTCGTTAGGAAAAGTGAGATAATTGAAATCATAGTCTTTGAGTGGAAGAAAGGGTCGATCCATTGTTGAATATAGTGGAGGAAGTTTTTTTGTGGCTATTTCTTTTACTGCCATTTTACCTATGACCCCTAAATACCTAATCTTATTTATATAAAATTCCAAAGGTTAATCAATGGTGAAGAAATTCGGTCAGTATTATCAAGGTAGCTATAGTCCAGAAAACCCAAAGAAGTATCGCAAAAAGAGAGGCGGGGAACATAAAGGCATCATTTATCGATCATTGTGGGAGTTGAAGGTCTTCAAATTTCTTGATAGGAACCCCAATGTCATTTGGTGGGCATCTGAAGAATTAGCTATTCCGTACATTTCCCCGGTCGATAAGCGACGACACAGGTATTTCCCAGACATAATTGCCGAATTTAAACGGCGGGACGGCACCACGAAAATCGCTATGATTGAAATCAAGCCACTCAAACATACTAAAGAGCCAAAAAGACCCAGTCGAAAATCAAAAAAATACCTAGCAGAAGTGATGACTTGGGGTGTTAACAGCGCCAAATGGGAAGCCGCAAAGAGTTATTGTGCTGCCAAAGGGTGGGATTTTGAGTTCATTACTGAGGCCGAATTGGGATTATTAGATAAATAGGGTAACAGGGGGAATTCCAATTGGCACGAAGAAGACCACCACTAACTAAAGCACAAAGATCATTATTCAGAAGGAAGCCTGTAACCGCTTCCCCTGAAGCCGTCGCTAGGGCAGCCAAAGCTCTCGACAGGGGCAAAAAGCCGATGAAGCTTTGGGCTCCACATCCACCGCGTACACTGCCTGGGGGCCAAAAAGAGAAAATCAAGAAACCGCTACTTGTTCCGTTATCGATACAAAAACTGCGGCAAGATGCGGCGAAGAAGTGGTTCATAGGTAAGGCTCAAAGCGTCTTGGGCTATCGCCGTAAAATTATTGATGAGGGTGAGAGAATGCGTGGTCGAGACATTGTTGCGCTCGGCAGAATGTATTTCTACTGCTACAATCCAAAACACAAACTCAAATTACCGATTTATGACATTTGGCCGCTGGTGTTCCCGATTGAGAAATACAATGATGGGTTTCTTGGTTTGAACATGCACTACCTGCCCAATGCTCAACGTAAGTTTTTTTTGGATGGATTGAAGGCACACACAACCAACAACAAATTTGACAGAACAACAAGACTTAATGTCAATTATACACTCATTCGCGATAATTGGCTTTTGAGCCTATACGGCACCCCTTGCATTCATCGATATCTATACAAACAAATGTTGTCTATGTGTGTCGAAATTCATGCTGATGAATGGGATTATGTCATAGACATGCCACTAGAACTATTCGTAGAGAAATAGGAACAAATTGATGCAATATATTCCAAATCCACCTTCGCAATTGGCAATGAATAATTTTCGAGCATATACCAATAAGGGACTGACCAAGGCTTGTCGTTTTGTTGTACACATCAAGGGTGGCAATTTAATTCCTGCTGCATTGGGAAATCAAACCGCTACAGTTTTTCTTGATGGACTTTCATATTTGTGCGAATCAGCAGAGCTACCCGGCCGCGCCTTCATGAACATCGATGCCAGATACTATGGACCAAATCAAAAGCTGCCATTTCAATCAGTATACCAAGATTTCAATGCGACATTCATTTGTCGATCTGAGTCTTTGGAGCGAGAATTTTTCGATGATTGGATGACCATCATCAACCCAATCAACACTTGGGATTTCAATTATCGTAACGACTATAGCGCATTGATCGACGTTTTTCAGTTCAAAGAAAATAATGAACCCAACTATCTTTTCACACTTTTGGATGCTTATCCCATAATCGTCAATCCACAACCAGTTTCTTGGGAATCCAACGAATTCCAAAAGTTGATGGTTACCTTTACCTATACTCATTGGCGGCGACCAAATGACCCCGTGGCTGGTGCATTTTCGATAATCTAAAACAAAAGGATGACAGTGATGACATTACCCCGTATACAACTACCAATATACGACTTAAAG